CGAGGCCGCCACGGCCGCCGCGGCCGCCGGCGCCGTGTGCGACGACCAGCTCCGCAGCAAGGCGGCGGCGCTCGATGAGCTGCGCCAGCGCCTGGCCGATCTTGCGCAGCGGCACCGCGACGCAATGACCGCCGCGGAAATCGCGCTCGATGGGCGTGACGCGCAGATCAAGACGCTGCTAGCCGACCAGGCCAGCCGCGCGCTGGCAATCGAGAGGATGGCCGATGAAGATGATGATGTGGCTGCGCTGCGCAGGATGGGCGTGCCTGGCGTGCTCGCTGAGCAGCTGTGGCCTGCTCCCCGCGCGGCCGATTCCGCCGCCGCGCACTGAGCTGGTGAGCGTGCCCGTGATCGCCTACCGGCCGCTGCCGTCGACGCTCACGGTGCCGATCCCGCCGCCGCTGCGGCCGCCGCTGCGCTGCACGAGCGCCGGCGCCCCGGCGACGTGCGTGCTCGATGCGCTGGCGACGATCCCGCAGTGGGCGGGATCGCTGGAGATGTGCAATGCCGACCGCGCGCGGGCGGCAATCCTTGGAGCGAGTGATGGGCATCAAAACGTTCCGCCCCGATGAGCTGGCGCTCAAGTGGGAGCGTGAGGCCTACGATCGCAACCGCATGGCCGAGCGCCCCGGCTACAGCGATCTGGAGCGGCGCATGCTGCGCACGCAAGCGGTGATCTACACGGCTTGCGCGCGCGACCTGCGCGAGGCAGGCGCGCGTGGCTGACGACATCGACATTGCGCAGGATCGCGAACAGCTCGACCGTGAGCTGGCCGTGCGTGCGGCGCGCGGACGCCACGCGGCGGACGACGCGGCGCGGGCCGCATTGCCACCTCCCGACTGCGCCGATTGCGATGGGCCGATCGAGCCGGAGCGCTGGCAGATCCTGCGTGGTTGCACCTCGCGCTGCGCCGCGTGCGCGCAGGTGCATGAGCAACGCATGCAGGCGTACGCGCCGCAGGCCAGGCGCGCATGAACGCGGCCATCGATCTGCAGCTCGCGCTGACCGTGCTGACCTTCGCGGCCGTCCTCGGCCTGTGGATCTACCTGTGGCGGCACATCCTGCGGGTGGACCACCTCGACCGGCGGTTGTCGCTGCTCGAAGAGCGAACCTCGGGCATGCGCGAGCGGCATGGGGTGGTCGACAACCTCGCGGCGCAGGTGGCCGCGCTGCGCGAGCGCGTGGACACGAGCTACCAGCTCATGCGCACGATCCAGACGTACCTGATGGAGAACAAGCGATGAAACCCTTTGCCGAGCGCCTGCGCGAAGACCGACGCCTGCTGCTGCTGCGCCTGCTGTCCGAGTCCAACGCCTACCGCAGCAACTCGGGCGTGCTGCACACGACGCTGTATGCGCTGGGCGTGGCGGCCAGTCGCGACGACGTGCGCACGGATCTGGCATGGCTTGCCGAACAGGGGCTCGCGCGCCTTGAGGACGTGGCGACCAGCGTCGACGTCGTGTCGCTGACGCCGCGCGGTCACGACGTGGCGCAGGGCAACGCGCACGTGCCCGGCGTCAGCCGCCCCGAGCCGCGCTGAGGTCGCCATGAGCACCAAGCGCCGCCGCAAGTCGAGCATCACGCGCCTGCCGACCGAGCAGCGTGAGTACATCGAGCGCCTGCTGCGTGCCGGGCAGATGACGCTCGACGAGATGATCGACGACCTCAAGGCGCGTTTCGTCGGCCAGCCGGCGGCCGATGTGTCGCGCTCGGCACTGCACCGCTTCGACCAGTACGTGGCCGAGACGACGCAGGAGATTCGCGAAATCGAAGCGGCCGCCAGCGCGATCGCCGGCACGCTCGGCGAGGGCTTCGGCGAGAAGTCAGCCGACTTCCTTGCGCAGGCGATCACCGTGCTCGCGCTCAAGGCGACCAAGCGCGCCAAGGACGACGGCGACCTGTCGACCAAGGAAGCCAAGGACCTTGCGCTCATGGCCAAGAACGCGATGGACACGCGACGCATGAGCCTCAACACGCGGCGCATCGTGGCGCAGGAAGCGCGCGAGGAAGCGCTGCGCGAAAGCCGCGCACGCGTGGAGGCGCTGGGCAAGACGGGCGCGATCGATCCGGACGCACTGGCGCTCGTCATGAAGACCGCCTACGACCTATGAGCACGATCACGCACCTCAAGGCGGAGGACGCCGCGCGCTGGCTCGAAAGCGTCGCGGCGAAGCTGCGCGAGCGCGCCGTCCAGCCCAGCGCGCTCGTCATCTTCGGCATGACGCGCGCGCATCGTGCGCAGGAAGTCGAGTACTGGGTCGGGCCCCACCCGATTCCCGCCAGCGAGTTCCTGGGCATCGTCGAGTTGGGCAAGCTCACCTACAACGGCGACGACGCATGAGCAATCCGGCGCTCAAGCTCTACGACTACCAGCGCCGCTGGCTGCAGGATGAGTCGCGCTTCAAGATCGCGATGTTCGCGCGCCAGTGCGGCAAGACCTTTACCTCGACCCTCGAAATCGTGCTCGACTGCCTCAAGGCGGAGGCCGAAGGTCGCCGCGCGCGCTGGGTGATCCTCAGTCGCGGCGAGCGCCAGGCGCGCGAAGCGATGAACGAAGGCGTGAAGGCGCATTTGCGTGCGCTCAAAGCAGGCTTCGAGGAACTGGACTATGACTTCGACGCGGACACACGCGCGCTCGAAGTGGGGCTGCCCGCAGGCAGCAAGATCACCGCGCTGCCGGCCAACCCCGACACCGCGCGCGGGTTCTCGGCCAACGTGCTGCTCGACGAGTTCGCCTTCCACAAGGACAGTCGGGCGATCTGGAAGGCGCTGTTCCCGGTCATCTCCAAGCCCGGCCTCAAGCTGCGCGTGATTTCCACGCCCAACGGCAAGGGCAACAAGTTCTACGACCTGATGACCGGCTCGAACGACGGCTGGTCGCGGCACTCCACCGACATCTACCGGGCAGTGGCCGATGGCCTGCCGCGCGACATCGAGGAGCTGCGCCGCGGCGCGGGCGATGAGGACCTGTGGGCGCAAGAGTTCGAGCTGAAGTGGTTGGATGAGGCGAGCGCCTGGCTCGACTACGACCTCATCGGCAGCTGTGAGCATGCCGACGCCGGCAAGCCGGAGCTGTATGCGGGCGGCCCCGTGTTCGTCGGCGTCGACATCGCGGTACGACGCGACCTGTACGTGATCTGGGCGATCGAGCAGGTGGGCGATGTGTACTGGACGCGTGAAGTGCAGGTGCATCGGCGCATTACCTTCGCGGCGCAGGATCGTCTGCTGGATGAGACGATGGCGCGCTACAACGTGCTGCGCGTTTGCATGGATCAGACCGGCATGGGCGAGAAGCCCGTGGAGGACGCCAAGCGTCGGTACGGTGAGAGCCGCGTCGAGGGCGTGCTGTTCACGGCCGCGAACAAGCTCAATCTGGCCACGATCGGCAAGGATCGCTTCGAGGATCGCCGCATCCGCATCCCAAGCGGCGACACCGCGCTGCGCGCGGACCTGCACAAGCTGCAGAAGGTGACCGGGCCGACCGGCACGCCGCGGTTCGTCGCCGACAGCGACAGCGCGGGCCACGCCGACCGCGCCTGGGCGTGCTTCCTCGCGCTGAGCGCGGCCGACACCGGCCACGAGACGTTTGACTATCACCGCGTGCAGCAGCACGACAAGCTCCCGCGCGCGATCGTGCGCGGGGCGCGCTGGCGCTCCGCAGGAGGACTATGACCATGTTCGAACGCATCTCTGCCGGCATCGCGCGCGCGCTCAATCGCGTGCGTCCGCCCGCCAAGGATCTGACCCGTGAGCTGGCGGCGCCCAGCCTCACCGGCATCCGCCAGGTGTGGCACGACACCCTGGGCGGCGACCTCACGCCTTCGCGCCTGCGCCAGATCCTCGACGCCGCCGCGATGGGCGACGCGCACGACTACCTGACGCTGGCCGAAGAGATGGAGGAGCGCGACCTGCACTACGCATCGGTGCTGGGCACGCGCAAGCTGGCGCTGATCGGCCTGGATGTGCGCGTGGATTCGGTGAGCGACGACGCCGAGGATGTGCGCCGCGCCGATGCCGTGCGCGGGCTGGTCGCGGCGCCCGAGTTCGGCGAGCTGGTCGCGCATCTGGTCGACGCGTTGGGCAAGGGCTATGCGGTTGCCGAAATTCTTTGGGATCGCAGCGAGGCGCTGTGGCGGCCGCGTTACGCACCGCGCGATCCGCGCTTCTTCACCTGGGACCGCGAGACCGGCACCGACCTGCGCCTGCTCGATGTCGCGGACGCCGCGAACGGCATCGAGCTGGCGCCGTACAAGTTCATCGTGCATACGCCCAAGATTCGCTCGGGCCTGCCGATCCGCGGCGGCCTGGCGCGGCTGGCTGCGGTCGCGTGCATGTGCAAGGCGTGGACCTGGCGTGACTGGATGGCCTTCGCGGACATCTACGGCCTGCCGATGCGCGTCGGCAAATACGGGCCGCAGGCGAGCAAGGAGGACATCGGCAAGCTCATGAGCGCGGTGGCGAACTTGGGCAGCGATGCGGCGGCGGTGATGCCCGACTCCATGCGCATCGAGTTCGAGCAGGCCGCGCAGACGACCGGCGCGGGCGATTTCTTCAAGACGCTGTCCGAGTTCTGGGACAAGCAGATCAGCAAGGGCGTGCTCGGCCAAACGATGACTGCGGATGATGGCGCGAGCCTGAGCCAGGCGCAGGTGCACCAGATCGTGCGCCTGGACATCATGGAGGCCGATGCGCGCGCGCTCACGAACACGCTGCAGCGCCAGCTTGTCGAGGTGTTCTGCGCGATCAATTTCGGCGCCGGTCCGTGCCCGCGCTTGACGATCGTGGTGCCGCAGCCCGAGGACATGGCCTTGCTTGTGGATGCGCTATCCAAGCTCGTGCCGCAGGGCCTGGAAGTCGAGCAGAGCGTGATCCGCGACAAGCTCGGCCTGCCCGATCCCGACCCGGGTGCCGCGCTGCTTGTTGCGCCGGCCGCGCCGCCGGCGCCGGCGCCGGCGGTCGCGCTCAACCGTGCCCACAATGCCGAGGGCGGCACGATCGACGCCACGCCGATCGCGATCCAGGCCGACGCGCTGACGGCTCAGGCCGCGCCGGCGTGGGAGACGATCCTTGACCACATCCGCCAGCTCGTCGACGCCGCGCCCGATCTGCCGGCGCTGCGCGATGCGCTGCTGGCCGCCTATGCCGACCTCCCGCTGCAGCAGCTGGGTGAGGTGATGGCGATGGCGGCGACCGCGGCGGAACTGGCCGGGCGCTACGACGCGGACCGCGAGTCCCGTGGCTGACACGGCTGCCCGCGATCCGGCGATCGCCGGCATCCTCAAGCGCCCGTTCGCCGAGCAGGTCGCGTTCTTCCGCGCCAAGCTCGCGCGGCTGGTGCCCACCGCGCGCTGGACGGACATGCTGCGCGCGGCGCACGACAAGGGCTTCATGGTGGCCGGCGCGCAGTCGGCCGACTTGCTGGCAGACCTTGCGGCTGCGGTGAGCCGCGCCGTGGTCGAGGGCGTCGGCATCGACGCGTTCCGGCGCGACTTCGCAGCCGCGGTGGCCAAGGCAGGCTGGTCGTACACGGGCGATTTCAACTGGCGCACGCGTACGATCTACAGGACCAACATCGCCACGAGCTATGCCGCCGGCCGACTCGCGCAGTTGCGCGCCGGCGGCTTCGCCTGGTACCTGTACAAGCATGGCGACAGCCTGGTGCCCCGTCCGCAGCACCTGGCCTGGGACGGTCTGGTACTGCCGTCGACGCACGAGTTCTGGCAGGCGCACTACCCGCCCAGCGCCTGGGGCTGCAGCTGCCGCGTCGTCGGTCTGCGCGACCCCGAGGATGCACGCTCGCTCGGCGGCGACCCAGCCAAGCCGCTGCCGCGCGACTGGGACACGATCGACCCCAAGACCGGCGCGCCAGTCGGTGTTGGCAAGGGTTGGGACTATGTGCCAGGCGACACCGTGAGCGATACCGTGGCGCAGATGGCGGCCAAGACCCAGCAGTGGGACTACGTGCTGGCCAAAGCGTACATGCAGGGCGTGCCCGATGGCGTGCGCGACCGCCTGGCGCAGGCCTACCGCGCCCTGACTTCGGTGGCCAATGACACGCGGCTGTATGCGCAGAAGATTCTCGAAGGCCGGACAAACCTCGACATCCCGCCCTATCGCACGCTCGGGCTCGCCACGCGCGACCAGGTGATGCGTATCAACGCCGCCATCGACGCCGATGTGACCGCGTTCGATTTCTCGCTGGACCAGTACGCGCCGTTGCACATCTTCAAGGAGCATGGAGACCCGAAGGTCGAGACGTCGCGTGGCCAACGCGCGGTCGTGGCAGGGGACTACGCGCGGCTGCCGCAGATCATCAACGACGCTGACCGCATGTCGTTCGACGGCGGCGAAGTGCTGATGGAGAAGACGTTCGGCGAAGAGCGGCAGGTGGCCGTGTTCGCACCGCTGGGCAAGCGCCGCACGCTGGTGCTGAAGTCGATGCGGATCTATCGCAAGGCGCCCCCGCGCTCAACGGCCTGGCCGTTCGGGGTATGAGCCCGCGCCTCGATGGCGCCTTGCACGGAGCACTATACGCATGATCAGGATCGAAGTCATGGACGAGGTGGCGCAGGCCATGTTTGCGCGCCTGCGCGAGGCTGTCTCGGATCTGCGTCCGCTGATGCAGGCGCTCGGCGAGCATCTGGCCGAGACCACCAAGCAGCGCTTCGATACCTCGACCGGTCCGGACGGCACGCCCTGGGCGCCCAATGCCCAGTCCACCTACGTGCGGTTCGCCGACAAGTTCAAGGGCGGCCTGCACAAGAAGGGGCCGCACAAGGGGCGGGTGACCACGGCCGGCACCGCACGCCTGGCCAGCAAGAAGCCGCTCATCGGCGAGACGCGCGCGCTGGCCACCACGATCAACTACAGCGCCGGCAGCGACTACGTGGAAATCGGCAGTCCCATGCTCTACGCCGCCGTGCAGCAATTCGGCGCCAAGAAGCACAGCTTCAGTGGCGGCCGCACGCCGTGGGCAGACATCCCGGCGCGCCCCTTCATCGGCCTGAGCGCCGCAGACCGGGCATGGATGCTCGACCAGGTGTTGCGGACGATCGCCCGGGCCACCGATGGCCGCTGACCGGCTCAAAACCGGCCGGCCGCCTGTGCGCGCCTGTGGCGCGCTCCTGGCCCCTGGGCGCGGCCCTTGCCGCGCCCAAGGGGCGCGCGGGGCTGTTAAACGCGTTTTGAACGCATTTAAACGCGGTCTGCCGGGCTGGCGTCGCCCGCGGACGCGCTGGCCGGCCCGAAACGGCTGTTTTGATCCTGTCCGCCCAGGGCGGCCGCGGCGACGTTGACGGCGCCGGCCGGCGCCTGCTATCCCATCGCGAGCGGCCCGCGCCGCGCCCGATCAAAGCGGCGCGCGTCGTTCCCGGCCGCGCCGCGCGCGCGCGGATCATCGCCGCATGTCCCGCCGCCACACCTTGTCTTTGTGCACCGAGCTGCCCCCCACGGGCGCGCCCGGCCGCGTACAGCCCCTTCCGCCCGGCCCGGCCGTGACCGGGCGCGACGGACGCGCCTGGCGTTTCGACGCCGACGACGGCGTGCGCGTGATCGACGCCTTCACCGCCCGCGCGGCCGCGCTGCCGATCGACTGGGAACACGCCAGCCAGCACCGCGCGCCCAACGGCGAGCCGGCGCCGGCTGCCGCGTGGATCGAGCGCCTTGAGCTCGGCGTCGATGGGTCGCTATGGGGCGTCGTGGAGTGGACCGAGCGCGGCGCGGCGCAGGTGGCGGCGCGTGAGTACCGCTATTTGTCGCCGGTCTTCGACTACGAGGTCGACAGCGGGCACATCGCGCGCCTGGTGTCGGCCGGCCTCACCAACTTGCCCAACCTGCACCTGCAGGCACTCAACCACGAGCACGAGGAAATTGAAATGAATCGGACCGCCTTGTTCATCGCGGCGCTCGCCACGCTCGGCCTTGCGGCCGACGCGGCCGACGACGCCATCGCTGTCGCCATCAACCAGCTCAAGGCCGCGGCCGACGACGCCACGGCGCGCGCGCTCAACGCGGAGAAGGCGCAGCCCACGCTCGAACGCTACGTGCCGCGAGCCGACTACGACGCGCTGGCCACGCGTGCCGCCAACGCCGAGCAGGCGCTGCGCGAGCGCGAGACGGCCGAGCACAAAGCGGCGGTGGACGGCGCGATCGACGCGGCGCTCCGGGCCGGCAAGATCACGCCCGCCACGGTCGAGTATCACCGCGCGAGCTGCAGCGACGCGGCCGGGCTGGAGCGCTTCCGCGCGTTCGTCGGTGCCGCGCCCGTGATCGGTGCCGCAACCGACCTGGGCACGCGCAAGCCCGAAGGCAGCGCCAGCGCGCTCAACGCCGAGGAGCGGGCCGTGTGCCAGGCCACCGGCGTGAGCGAGGAAGAGTTTGTGAAGGCACGCGGCACTGCCGCCGCGGCCGCAGCGTGAGGAGCCCGACATGACCGCAACGTCCGAACCCCGCAACACCCCGCGCCGCGATGCCGAGCAGTTTTCGTTTCCGATCGCCGCATCGACCAAGATTCTCGCCGGCACCATCGTCGCGCTCAATGCCGGCGGCTACGCCGTCCCCGGCAGCACCGCCACCACGCTCCTCAGCATCGGCGTGGCCGAGGAGACGATCGACAACAGTGGCGGCGGCAACGGCGATCTGAACGTGCCGATCCGTCGCGGCTGCTTCCGCTTCTACAACTCGGCATCGAGCGACGCGATCGCCAATACCGACTACGGCACGACCTGCTACATCGTCGACAACCAGACCGTGGCGAAGACGCATGGCGGCAACACGCGGTCGGCGGCTGGCACGGTGCGCGGCGTCGACAGCGCCGGCGTGTGGGTCCAGTTCTGAGCGCCTGACGACTGACAACGAGGAACGAACATGCTCATCAACACCGGCAATTTGAAGACCCTCTACGTCGCGTTCAAGGCGGCGTTCCAGGGCGGCTTGACGCAGGCGCCCAGCCAGTACGGCGTCATTTCCACGACGGTGCCGTCGAGCACCGGCAGCGAGGAATACGGCTGGCTCGGCTCTTTCCCCAGCGTGCGCGAATGGCTCGGCGACCGCACCGTGCAGGGCGTGCGCACGCACGGCTACACGATCCGCAACCGCCAGTTCGAGCTGACCGTTGGCGTGCCGCGCGCGGCGATCGAGGACGATCAGTACGGCGTGTACTCCCCAATGATGACCGAGATGGGGCGCGCGATCGCCGCCCACCCCGACCAGCTCGTCTTCAACCTGCTCAAGAACGGCCCGAACACGCTGTGTTACGACGGCCAGTACTTTTTCGACACCGACCATCCGGTGATCGGTGAGGACGGCACCACCGTTGCGACGCAGGCGAACTGGGACAACAACTCAAACTCGGGCACGCCCTGGTATCTGCTCGACTGCTCGCGGGCGCTCAAGCCGATCATCTTCCAGCAGCGCAAGGCGCCCAATTTCGTCGCCAAGACGAACGAGACCGACGAAAACGTCTTCAATCGCGGCGAATACGTGTACGGCGTGGACAGCCGCTGCAACGTCGGCTATGGCTTCTGGCAGCTCGCATACGGCAGCCGCAAGGCGCTCGACGAGACCAACCTTACGGCTGCGTTCACGGAGATGGCCAACCGCAAGGGCGACAACGGCCGGCCGCTGGGCATCCGTCCCACGCACCTGATCGTGCCGCCCGCGCTGGAGTTTTCGGCGGCCAAGCTGATCAACGCAACGACCCTGGCCAACGGCGCGGACAACGTGCTCAAGGGTCTCGTGCAGGTCGTCTCGGTGCCCTGGCTGGCCTGAGCTGCGCAGGCGTAACGCAACCATGCGTGGCGGGGCGCAGGCCGCCCCGCCCACATTCGAGGAGTGATCCATGAGCAAAGCCACGAAGTTCCTTGTGCGGTCGGTCGGCGAGTCGTTTTGGCGCGCCGGCCTGCACTTCACGCGTGAAGGCGTCGAGGTGGATGCGTCCGAGCTGACCAGTGCACAACAGGAAGCCATCAGGGCCGAGCGGCAGTTGACGGTCTCCCCCGTGCCGGCCGAAACCGCCGCAGACGATGTGAAGAAGAAGAAGAGCTGACCCCGTGTACGCCACGCCCGCTCATCTGCTCGATGGACCGGAGGCCGCCAAGGAGCTTGGCGAGCTGTACGGCTGCGACCCGCTGTTGCTGGTCGCGGTCGAGGGCGGTGGCGATACCAGCGCGTGGACCGGCGACGAGGTTGCTGCCGCGACGGCCGCGCTGACCAGCATCACGACGTACTGTGAGCAGGCCGCCGCCGAGGTCGACACGCGCCTGGCCACGCGCGGCTATGCGACGCCGCTGAGCGCGGTGCAGTTTCCGATCCTTGCCGTGTGGTCGCGCGCGATTGCGCGCTACCACCTCAACCGCAACCGCGACAAGACCGACGAGGAGCGCGGCCGCATCGAGCGCGATTACCGTGACGCGCTGCGCTTCCTCGACATGATCGCCGCCGGCAAGCTCAGCCTGGGCGCGGATGATCCGCTGACCGGCGCCGCCGGCGACGGCGCGGTGCAGATCGCGAGCAACCGGCGCCTGTTCGACCGGCGCAGCCTGCGGGGGTTGTGATGCTCGGTCCCTATCCCACCGAAGCCGTGATCGCGCACGCACGCACGCTGCCCGAGGTCAAGATCGTCGGCGGCCTGCGCGACTTCGTGGAGGCGCAGAACACGCCGCCGCGCGCATCGCCGGCGCTGTACGTGCTGCGCGAGGAGCGCGGCGAGCCGGCGCTGGGTGCCAGTGGGCAGGTGATCCAGCCGATCGTGGCGACGATCAAGCTGATTCTGTGGATGCGCCACGCCGGCAATGCCGAGCTGGCCGAGGCGAGCATGAGCAGCTTCGAGAAAGCGGTGCGCAAGGCGTTTTTCGGTTGGTCGCCGAGCGCGGAGTGCAAGCCCGCGACGATCCAGGCCAGCGGCGCCGACCAGGTCTACGGCGCCGACCACATTCGCCAGCTGCTGATGACCAGCACCTACACCCAGACGAGGACGTGAGATGCGCGATGACACCCTCCACCGCTGCACCGCCCGCACGACGCCGTTCCCGGTGACCGGCGGCGAATACCAGGCCATCGGCGGCGTGCTCGTGCGTGCTGGCGCCACGCCGCCGGTGACCACCAAGCAAGCCAAGCCTGCCGCCCCGGGCGGCCCCATCAAGTGCGCGAAGGAGCACGATCATGGCTGAACCGCAGATTCTCTACTTCGAACAGCGCGGCGTGCTCGTCAAGATCGAGTCCGCCGCCGATACCGATCCGGTCATGACGCCGACCGATGATGGCGTGTTGCTCTTCGACGGATCGAGCGGCACCGAGTTCGACAAGATCGAGCGCAACCCCGATCGTCCTTTCTGGGGCGGCAAGCCGTTCAAGATTGCGAACAAGCGCGCCTTCATCGAGGGCAACTTCGATTTCTTCCCGCCGGCTGCGCCCGGCAACGCCGGCGCGACGGGCAACGCGGTGTGCGAGCGCCTGCTGCTGCCGGCCGGCTTTGCCGTCACGAAGACCGCGCTCGCCAAGACCACGCGCTACAACCCGATCAGCTCGGCGATTCCCGCGAGCTGGGCCAAGTGGTATCAGGGCGGTGAGCTGGTCACGCTGCAATCGGCGCGCCACGTGCTCAGCGCCATGCGCATGGCGATCGGTGAGGGCGCCAATGGCAAGGTGCGCATCTCGGGCGCCTACACCGTCATCGAAGAGCAGGCTGCGCCGACTATCACGACAAACGACACGCAATCTGTCGTGGCGACGTGGGATAACTCGGTGGCGTTTCTCGATTACGCGGCCGGCTCGGTGTCG